GAATTGATGCCAACCTCCTCAATGTCCCGATTCAAGAAATTGGTGACCTTCCAAAAGTAATGTTTGAGGATAAGGTGACAAAACTTGCACAAAAAACGCAAGGCACTCTTATAATCAAAGAATATCCTACAGCATCAGCACACAGTGGACACTTTAAATCACTTCTTAACGAACTTGCACTTAAGAAGTCATTTAGACCTGATATTATTTTTATTGATTACCTTAATATATGTGCTTCCTCTAGGTATCGCGGAAACAGCACTGTCAATTCATATTCTTATATTAAAGCAATTGCAGAAGAGTTGCGAGGGTTGGCTGTTGAAGCAAACGTCCCTATCGTTTCTGCCACGCAGACCACTCGTTCTGGTTTTGGTAGCTCTGACGTTGAGCTTACTGACACTTCTGAGTCCTTTGGTCTCCCTGCTACTGCTGATCTTATGTTTGCCCTTATTTCTACAGATGAGCTTGAGGACTTGGGACAAATTATGGTGAAACAATTGAAGAACCGTTATAACGATCCAACCGTCAACAAAAGATTTGTTGTGGGTATTGATCGTGCCAAGATGAGACTTTATGATTGTGAACAATCTGCTCAGGATGATATCCTTGACAGTGGTCAAGACGAGGAGTATAATTACGAAGAGTCTAAAAAATCCAAAGACAAATTTTCCGCACTTAACTTTTGATGAATAAGACTGAACTGCAAATTCAAGCTAACTCACCTTATAATGATGGGTGGACTCGTGAAATGTATCAACAGGAATTGGATAAAATGGAAGAAAAAGTAAACGTAAACACCGATGCATACCTTGAATTTGTAGATGCCGTTACTTCGGAACAAAGCAAAGACTTTGAGGCATTCGTCTATCGTCTTCAAGAACTAGAAGGACAGGAGTTTCCTAGTGAGAGATTACTTACTGCTGCTGTAGGAATGTCTGCTGAGGCAGGTGAGTTTACTGAGATTGTAAAGAAGATTATCTTCCAGGGTAAACCTGTCAATGATGAAAATCTGTTTCATCTCAAACGTGAACTTGGAGACATCATGTGGTATGTCGCTCAGGCATGTATTGGTCTCAATGTTTCTATCGATGAAGTCATTGAGATGAATGTAGATAAACTCAAAGCACGATATCCTGGTGGTGAGTTTGACATTCATCAGTCAGAGAACCGTAGACAAGGAGATGTATGAACGGATCATTAGACCCAGAAGAAAGAGTTATGGAACCACCTACTATAACTGAACAGGTTGTTTTTCTTTCTCAAAAATATGGGTGGGAAGAAGGTGATAACATCGTAGTTGAAATGGCAGGAACTCAAGTTTCTGGTATCGATGTCGGTGAAGAGTATAACAAGAAATGGCAATCCCCTATTGGTACTCGCAAGTATAATAAAGATGCATTCATTGTAATTAAAAATCTCTCAAGAGATTCCTTTGAGTCCTCTAAACCTATGGATAGGGAACACAAACCCCACCATGCTTAGTCTCTGGATCCACATAAGAGCATTCTTTACTGTTGTAGTGGTGAGTTGTTCTCACCCCGTCAACTGGGAACAATGTGTTCGTGTGGACCAGTGGCTTTTGCCAGAAGTTAAAGAGGGGTATAGATTATGGACAGGAGAGGTAACTCCTTATGAAAGAGAGAGGATCTATCTAAATAGGGGTGTAGAACCATGACCCCATATGGCAGGAACTCTATCAGAAAGACAAGAAACTGGTCTTGTTGATGCAATTAATTCCTTCTCTGAGACTAAAGGAGGTAAACCCTTCACTCTGCAGGCGGGTTCGACACGACTACCTAATGTTCTTTCTGCTAATAAAGTAACAGGTAGATCTGCATCGGGAGATGAACCTTACACCGATGTTGAGATTAAAACTACAAATAAAATTTACAAGTTATCCATGAAAGGTCCAAGTGCTCCTAGTATGGCTGGCGGAGGACTAAACGGACTAGAAAAAATTGTTCCAGGATTTAGTGGAAGATTTATTCAAGCCGCTTATGATAAGTATTTGCAACTGGGATTTACTCAAGGGCAACAGGTTCCAGATATATATGGACAAATTAGTTCTGAATTGAAACAGACTATTGTTCTTGGAACGCAACCTATGGGAGGACCAATTACTCACATGTATATTGGTCCTATGGATGTTCACTCTACATCTAGTGGCAATGTTCTAACCGTTAATGGTAGACTGCATGATGCTAAGAAGTATGCGAAAGATCATGATCTTTATTTAAGACTTAGGAAGAGAAGAAAAGATCAACCTTTTGAAACAAAAGAAAAAGATAATAAAGGTTATCCACTAATCCTTGGTAAGTCTCCTAGTGCTGGTGATAAGGGCAGGAGGATTGTAATAGTAGCTAGACCACCATCCAATGCTATAGTGGTTTCCTTTTAATAAATATTTAAAAAGGCAGTAATTTTTTCGTGAAAAGTTTTCTAGAATTTATATCCGAAGCCGTTAAAACTACTGCTTCCACTCAAGCCAAACAAAAAGGTTTGACTGGAGATGGTCATGGTGGTTGGTACGATAAAAGCGGAAAATTTGTAGCAAAAACAGTTAATGGTAAGTTAAAATTTACTAGTTCGGGAGGAGACTCTAAAAGTGAGGCGCCAAAACAAGGAAGTCCTTCTAAGCCTAATCTTCCAGGTAATACTAAGTCTCCAGATAATTCTTCCCCGACACCTACTTCTAAACCCAGTAAGGATCCTAACCCCGATCAAAAAAATAGTGAAACAGGAAAAGAAGATCCTGAATTCCAATCATTAGAAACGATGGGAGAACCATCTTCTGATGGTGCTGTGATTGTATTTGGTAGGTTTAACCCACCAACTATTGGACATGAAAAACTTCTTAAGGCTGCAGGTAGTGAGGCTAAAAGATCTAATTTTGATTTGCGAATTTACCCAAGTCGCACCCAAGATCCTAAGAAAAATCCTTTAGAACCTTCAAGCAAAATTGAATACATGAGGGTTATGTTCCCTGACTTTGATGATGACATCAGGGATGATCCAGAAGCAAAGACTATCTTTAATGTTCTGCAATCATGTTATGGACTTGGGTATAAGTCCGTAACAATTATAGTTGGACAGGATAGACTTGCTGAGTTTCAAAGTCTTGCTCAAAAATATAATGGAGATCTCTACGATTTTGAGGAGATAAAAGTAATCTCTGCTGGAGCTAGAGATGCGGATTCCGAAGGTGTTGAAGGTATGTCGGCATCCAAAATGAGAAAGGCTGCAAAGGATGGGGACTTTAAGATGTTTGCTACGGGTATTCCAAACAGTCTTGGAAACGTAGATAAGAAACAATTGTTTAATACCCTACAGAAGAGCATGGGAGTATCCATATCGGAGGATTGGCAAATTGCTCCTAAGTTGGATCCCGAGGGTCTTAGAGTTGCTTACATGAGTAATACTATTTTTTCCATGGGAACATTAGTTGAAAATACTAATACTGGAGAGGTGGGGAGAATTTCTAGACGTGGCACTAACTATGTTATTTGTATGACTCCAGAAGGAACAATCTTTAAGTCATGGTTGAGAGATATCATGGAAGCATATGAAGTTGGTACTGATGACTATAGGAAGTATGTTCAGTCTATGACACCAGGACAAAGTAAAAAAAAGTTTGGTTTTCCTAAGGATATGATCAAATCAACAGTGCTTCCAATGAAACCCAATGATCCTGCCTCAGGTCCAGGAACCAAATGCAATAAATAACTCTGATAAGGTCTTTCTTTCAGAGCTATGTTTGATAAAAAGTATGATGCGGAAGAGTTAGCATCTGTTTATAAATCTGTATATGAAAATAATCTTGACCCCGTAGGCCAGGAAGATGATGATGTTGATAACGACGGTAAGAAAAATACCAAGTCTGATAAGTATTTGAAGAATAGACGTAAGGTAGTTGGCAAGGCAATTGCTAAAGAAGAAGTTGAACTCGATGAAGCAGATTCGTTAGCAGCAATGGCAGCACGTCGCGAGAAGCGATTGGTTGCACAAAGAAAGAAGATGGGCAAGACTGCTGGTGGTCATGATTTTGGTCA